ACTTAGTGCGCTTTTCATAGTATCCCATTGTGATCGCTCCATGTTGATGTGCCATTTGCGGTTCAGTCCATGCCCTGTACGTTGGATGTGTACAGGACTGACTGAATTGTACCTACAGAAATTTACAGCGTCAAGATACCGAGTGAACATGTACTCACCATGATGATTGATAGTACAGGTGAAAGGCAGGGTTCTCCTTCACAAAGCTAACCACATTGGCAAGCATCTCCTCTGTCTCCCTGAGTCCTGCAAAGTAGCACTCATCGTACTCAGTGGAGCCAAAGAAGAATCCTCCTTGTGTAGGTAATAGTGTCTCAGCTAGCTTTGGATCATCCAGTACCTCACGGACAGTGGCAAGTAAGGACTCGATATTCTCTTTGGATACCCAGTACTCAGCACAGTTATCCTCACCGTCCTGTACGTTATTCACAAACCAGTTGTGAATCTCATTAGCCTTACGCCAGTACCCAATCTCGATGGTTACTTCAGCTTGCTTTAGCTTCTTGAATGGGTGATTCTCAGGCATCGTGAGATTGATAATTTCCAGTGCCTTAGCTTCATCGTAATAGGATCGCTTAGCCTTCAAGAACATGTCTAAACCCATGATAGTTCCTTTATCAGATGTCGTGGTGAAGTGTGTCTAACATACCTAGCTTATCAGCTACGTACAGCGAGGTAACCAGATTGCATTTCCTTAAGCCGTTCTGTGTCACTGTGATGTGCACATTGCCCTTACGATTGTCTACCCTTGCAGGTTCACTGAAGTCTACCTTCAGCAGTCCATCGTCTGTACTTGCAGGATCGTGCAGGTTACGGATGCTATGGTCAGCTAGGTAGTACTCACCCTCCTCATCCCTGAAGATATAGTGGGTGAACAATTGCCTAGCTTCAGCTAGATTTAGCAGTTCATAGGTCATGCTACTTCCTTTACGGTTGATTTCAATACAAAATTACCCATTGTTTCCATGAAGACAGTAGGTGTGTATGCCTCTACTGTCTTGTCTGCATTCATTACCACGTACTCAGCAGCTACTACCTTCTGGTTTGTATCCTCCTTGCACACAAATGAATCGTACTTATACGGATTGTAGGTAACCTCTACCCTGTGCAGCGTGTTGTGTAGCTCCATGTCTGTGACATTGCCAAGTACCCTGCCTGTGACACCTGCATGTACATTCTTACGCCTCTCACGTAGAACCCTCTGCCTACCTGCTTGTGATACCTTGAAACGGCAGGCTTGAAGGATGATGAATTCCCTATGTGCAATGACTCTGCCTTTGTGCTCACCCTCCAATGCCTTCACTGACCATAAGTGCTTGTGCAGGTTGTAGTACACAAAGACACGTAGACCTGTGTGTCTGCTGTCCCTGCCCCTTACGATAATTTTCATGCTATCTCTGTCTTTTACGATGGGTGTCATGCTTGTACCTTTTCCAGTTCAACAATCGGATTAATTACGCATTGATACATGGGAACATCTAGCCCCACTCTCTTGATGTGAGCCTGTGCCTGTGCTTCAGTGTCGAACCTGAGCATCCACACATTGCCTGATCCGTTGACACGATAGGACAATAGGTAGCCTATGATTTGTGCATCTAACATTCTTTGCTCCTTGTTATTGAAATTCCAACAGATCAGCTACTGATTCATCGTAAAGATAGGTCAAAGTCTTTCGTACAGATTCAGTGACTCCAAAGTGCTCTCTATAGCGTGTGTAAACGTCTGCAAACCAATACTCATCCCCACGTGCCTCAGCATATCTTTGTGCTCTCTCAAGGTACATCATACTATTCCACCCCTGCTTCTTTGAGTTGATCGGCATTCATCTGTGTCGTGCCCCCTGTAAACATGGGAGCACACATAAGCTTGTATCCAAGCTCCTCTATGTTCCTCATGGCACGTAGTGTAAGTGTGCTTGTGCCTGCAATGTCTGCAAATGTGATGGCATTGATGCACAGAGGTACTACACGTACCTTTCCGTAGTTCTGCTTTAGGGTGAAATAGATTTCCATTCGATGCACTCCAAGTTGTCTTGCGTATATAAACTAACGGTTGATGGCAGTGGAAAGTTAAGTCATTTCCGACGAGTGGCAGGTTCTAGCCGATAAGCGGTAACTAGAACTCAAAATCAACATGTACCAGTGTGTCAGGCTTTAGGTATATGAACATGCATATGTCATCGAACCTCTGTGCTGCATACCTCTTGGATTCACGCATATACTGACCACGACAGTAGACTGTCTTAGAGGTAGCGTTACGCTTGAAGTATTCACCTTCCTTGAGACTTTTAATGGGTTTCATATTAGCTCCAGATTAAAGGGTTATTTCCAATTCAGTTGCAATGTTCCATGCCAGTGTATAGGCATGTGATTGCACCTTCTCTGAGTCAGGGCCGAAAGCGTCTAACACTTCCTCATAGTGACTCTCCTCGTTATCTAATGTGTACTGGATAAGTTGGGCGATAAGATCACGGGTATTGGGATTCATATTAGCTCCAGATTAAAGGACGGAAAAGGGTGCTACGTGATCCTTGTATGCATCAGCAGCACTAACATATGCACCTTGGGGCACTCCCCAATACTTCCAATTGATATCGTGTAGACTGGTCTTGACTCTATTAAGGAACCTTTCTGCACGTGCCTTATCTCTGAATATGGCAGCATGTGCTACGGTCTCCCACAGACTATCAGAGCAGGCACGATGAATGCCTTGTATCTGGTAGCCATTCATGCCTTTTACACTTACGTTTACAACGCTCAAGTCTCTCATCTAATCGCTCCATTGTTACTGTCGAACATTCGACACTAGAATTAGGGGGCAAAGCCCCCAATGTGTATGCCTAGGATTAGTGCACAATGAAGTCATTCTGCATAGTCTTAGCCTTACCCTTAGCCTTCAAGCCTACGATTACACCCTGAGCATCTAGGAAACGGGCATCTTGAGCATCACCGTCTATTACCTTACGCCCCATGAAGGTCAAGGGAAACTCACCTGCAAACACTACGGCCATCTTCGTACCCCTATGCATGAGTGCAGATGTAACCTGATTCTTGTATTTGGGGGAAGCTGAGTATGAAAAGGTCAGGTCATAATTGCTAGGCAATACCTTACGGAACCTTGCTGCAATCTTGGTGTAGTCATAGAATTGCGCCATAGGGAAAGCTTCCATGATGTTCGAATACACCACCCCATCAAGGGTTACAGGTATATCCTCCCACTGCACATCAGATAAGACGTTAAGTCTTACTGCCAATGTCTTAGCCTTTTTGGTAGCAGTGCGAACCTTAGACTTCATTTCATTAACTAATTGGAGCATGAAAGCTTCACGGTTAGACATGAAAAAACCAGACTTAGCCTGTCTTGCCTGTGCCACATTGGAAAACTTACCCCTACCCGCTGACTTAAGGCATACATCCATACATCCTGCTGCCTTTGCACCTGGGCATAGCTTATCGTTAGGCATCATCGACAAGCCTACGAACATGTAATCCTCTTGCTTTGCATTAGTCTTGGCAAGCTTGCTATTGGTATCGAGTGAGAGCAATTCCATTGCATGTATCCTTACGTTGGGTTGAAAACTTACTGTCGAACATTCGACACTGACTAGGCTAACGGACAAACAAACGGAAAGTTAAGTAAAAACCGACAGACGGCAGACTCTAACCGACGAACGGTCAAAAGCATAATCCTCATTCGCTACGCTCATTGCGGGAGCCTTGTGCATTAAGCCTGTGCATCGTCATTACAGCGTGATGATTCCAAAGGCCATGAGTGCAATTAAGGCTTGCAAGATTACGATCATGCCTGCCATAACGAGAAAATCATTGTCATGCATAGGTTACCCCTAGGTTATGAAAGAAAATCGATTTAAGGGGGGTTTTAACCCCCTTATGATGGATTAGATACGCTTAAGCAAAGCTTCGATAACTGCATTCAAGTCTAGATTCTCAGACTTGGCAAGCATGACAATCGAATCAGCGAAAGCTTCAGCATTATCTACAATAATCTCAAGGGTATCGTCCGAGGTTTTCAGTGTCGAAGGTTCGACAGTAGACTCTACTACGCTTGGAGCTTTGCTCTCTTGCACAGTAGCAACTGGCTTTTCTACTACAGGTGAAGCTTTGCTTTCCTGTACGGTAGGCTTTACTGTCGAAGGTTCGACGGTAGCAGCAACTGGCTTTTCTACCACAGGTGAAGCTTTGCTTTCCTGCACAGTAGCATTAGCTTTTCTGATGATCTGACGAAGATAGCTAGCGGAGCTAGACGAAATGTCTAGTTTTTTCATCTGCAATTGGATTTCATTCCAATTGTCGGCTAGCCACATTGCATCGGATCTGTCTTGTCTTGACATGATGGACAATTCAGTTTTCATCAAAAACTGACCGAACAACTGATCGGATTTGAACAGGGATCTGACATAAGTCAGAATATCACCGATACCCTTCAGCTTTTCTAAAGCTGCCTTTTGTTGTTTCTTGATCGACTTGTAGGCTTTAGCCTGAGCATCGATTGCTTCCCCAAGGCTATTGCCTTGATACGGGGTCGTTGTAAGCAGGATGCCTTCGGCATTGTACATAACCGCATCGTTGATGGGTGGTTTTGCCTTCGGCAATACGGCATTCTTGACTGCCGATTTGACATTGAAAACTCCGTTTTCACTGATCACTGCGAGGTTCGATTGAGCCATTTTCCTACTCCTTACTCTCTGAGGTTTATAAACAGGGGACAGTATTTATTTCCCCTTCACTTTCAGTGAGGGGATAAATACATGTCCCCATAAACCTCTGAGAGTAAAGTGTCAGCCGACTTTGCCTTGTTGCAATTGCCATGCCAACTTCGACGAATGGTCGATTTCAGCCGACGAACGGTAGGTTTGACCTGACGAACGGTAGATTTTGGACATTGGCAATGGGGGGTATGGTTAGTGTCGAAGGTTCGACAGTAGATCATTGAAAATGATGCACCGCCTTGTCACCTCTTGGATCGCTCTAAAATGCATCACTTTCCTTATGCACATTTTATGCATTTACTGATATCGTAACAGTACTATGATATCTCTATCCTATTGATTTTAAATGACTTATTAAGACGTGCATTGCAATGCCTATGCATCATGACGCTGTAATGCACGTGATCCTGCAAGCATACGCACGTGCGATCACGAGCGGGGGTGGGCGTGGGCCAGGGTGGGGTGGTGCGCTACTGTATACATTTATCCCCACAGATCAGGTATTTACATTCTAAATAAGAACACTTCTCATTAAGTATTTATGCATATGTTCACACACAAAATGCTATGCAAATGTTATGCAAATCCTATGCAACTTGCTATGAAATACTGTATGTATGTACAGGTATAGGAAGTTAAAAGTGTATTCACTGTATGAATGTATAGTTATGACTAGTATCGATTATGGTGATAGAAGTAATCGGAATTATCGATAACGGGTGTACTGTAAATGTAACAGAATTGCTAAGATGTTGGGTCTGAGGCACAAATAACTTGACAACTACAACTACACACATATACCATAGGGTAACAACCCTCACTGAAAGTGATACATTATAAGTGTTACACTTACATCACTTATAATATACAATTAAGATATACAGTTACTAAATATATAAGTATCTATACTTGTAATAAAAGATATAGTAGTGTATAATATACTTGTAATGAATACTTAAGTAAAAGAACACTTAAATAAGACACTTAAGTGCTCACTATAAATGAGCATGAAACTTCGGGTCTGAGACAATAAACTACAATATTATCTGTGCTCGATTTTCAGTAGCCTCTTATCTGTACCCTTCCGCAGGCGCAGCGTAGCGAGCAATCAGAAGGAGCGTAGCGACTGAATGAGGACTATCCCTTGACGTATGAATAAAAAGAAAATATACCTAAGAGAAGGTCATGTATTTAATGACTTTATTAGTGCAGTCTATCGTGATAAGTTAGATCAGCTTCATATACCCCACAGTGATGTCTTCTTTGTACGTGCAGCCTTAGAGAAGCGTACAGGTATAAGATTTTCACTTCAGCAAGTAGAGACAGCAATGAAGGCAGAAGGATGGTCCGAGGGTAGGATACTTAAGAGTGATCACAGATATAAGGGTAATAAGAATGTCTGACTTTCCTGAACGGTACAAGAAACTGGGATTTACAGGTTACAACCAACCTAAGAAGTCTAATAAGGCAGGAAAGAAGGAGATGGTTGTAGCTAAAGAGGGTGACGTAGTTAAGCTTATTCATTACGGTGATTCAACAATGGGTCACAATTACAGTGAAGAAGCACGTAAGAACTTTAAAGCTAGGCACGGTAAGAACATAGCTAAAGGTAAGTTATCTGCAGCTTATTGGGCAGATAAAAGATTGTGGGCAGGTCCAAGTGGATCTAAGAAGGAACCCCCTAAATCTCAGAAACTTAAGTTTGGAAAGGATTAAACATGGCACGTAAGATGTTTGGAGAGGATAAACCTGTACAAAGGAACGTAGAATCTCCTGGCTTTAAGAATAGATCTCCGGGTCAGAGTAATGCAGCTAAAGCATTCCCTTCTGTATTTGAAGATGCAGGTCCATCTACAAAGCGAGACATTGAGCGTGTAGGCAGAGGTCTTAATCCTACAGCTAAAACTCAAATGGGTTTACAGTCACAGCAACAAGCTGCAGGTAGGGCAGTTACAAGACTTACTACTCGTGCAGGATTACTGGGTGCATCATTAGGTGCAGGCTTAGCAATTGGTGATTATATTGAAGAAAAGACAGGCTTAGGTAAAAAGTTTGTAGATGCAGTTGCAGGTGATGTCATTGATAAGATTGCACTTGCAGGACATGAGCCAGCTAAGTTATCCGAATATAGTGAAAGTAAACTTAAGAGTCTTGTAGATTCAGCCATTACGAGGCAGAAGAAAGAACAGGAAGCACCGGACAAAGGACGAGCATCTAAAGATGAGAGGGTAAATAAAGAAGACTATCCTACTTATCGTAAAGATACTAAGAGTGCAGAGTCTTTCCGTGAAGAGTTTAAGAAAGCTAAAGAAGAAGGTAAAGAGTCATTTTCTTTTGAAGGTAGAAAATATAGCACAGAGGAAAAGACTGAAATGGCTAAAGGTGGTATGGTAAAAGCCAAGAAGAAAAAAGCTGTAAGTAAGCCAAAAGCATTTAGCGTGGGTGGTTATGCTAAGCTTTATGGTAAAAAGTAATGCAGTATAAGAAGTACTAGTATTAATTTCATTCCCTAGGAGAACTTAAATGGCAGGTTTCGGTAGAGTAAGTAAGTTGCTGTCCCCTTCAGAAGCTAAAGCATTGAAGGCAGGCGAACGTCGTATGGCTCGTGAATCCATGGACATTGATCCTAATCTTGCAGAAGAGCTAGCCGCACTTAAAAAGAAAGAAAAGTCCAGTGAGCTTACTGCACGTGAAGAAAGACGTTTAGATCAACTTATGAGTCAGCGTATTCGTGAAGGTGGTTCAGAAAAACCTGAAGGTATGTCACGTATTATGAAAGAACGTGGCTTAACTGAAAAGGAAAAGAAAGAGCTACAACAAAGCCTAGAGTACAAGAAGGGTGGTATGGTCAAGAAGCCAGCTAAGAAAAAGATGATGGGTGGTGGTTACACTAGTGGCGCTATGGCTAAACCCAAGATGCTCAACAAAGGTGGCATGGCTAACTGTGGTGCTTCCATGAAGCCTGCACAGAAAGCTAAGAAGTAATATGAAAGCCTGTCCTAACTGCCCAACACCTGCCAAATGCAACAAGGCAGGTAAGTGCCTTAAAGGTAAGTATGCCAAGGGTGGTATGGGGAAACTTAAAGCCCCATCCATCATGGTAGCTATTGCTATGCCTAAAGCACCTAAAGTGAAGAAAGCAAAATGAAGCGAAGCGAAGCAAGCACTACTAGTAAGAAAATTAAGAAGGTTATGGGTGAATTCAAAGAAGGCACCCTACACTCAGGAAAGAAAGGATCTGTAGTAAAGAATCCTAAACAAGCCATTGCTATTGCTCTTAGTGAAGCTCGTAAAACTAAAAAGAAATAATACGTGATTACTTCGTATCCTGAAAAAGTTGTTATTGCAGAAGGTAACGGTAACGTAAACTTTTACGGCCCTGCCCTTGATGCATTTGGTCGTGTCAGGATAAGCACACCCCTAACACTGTTTGACAGTACAAACAGATATGAAAGTGATCCTCACTTTGATACCTCCACAAGTACAGGAGGTAGCATAACGCACTTGCCCAATGAATCCATTGTACGCATGGATGTTACTACAGCAAGTGGATCAGAGGTAGTAAGGCAGACGTATAAAGTGTTTCCTTATCAGCCAGGAAAGAGCTTACTTGTACTGGCTACATTTGTCATGAATACTGCTAAGACAGGTTTAAGGCAGCGTGTAGGCTACTTTAATGTACAGAACGGTGTGTACCTGCAGCAAAATGATACAACTGTTTCTTTTGTACTAAGAAGCTATACAGGTGGTTCAGTAGATGAATCAAGAGCAGTGACCCAGGCTAATTGGAATGGGGATAAACTGGATGGTACGGGTAAGAGTGGTTATACGTTAGATCTTACCAAGTCTCAGATTATGTTTGTTGATATTGAGTGGTTAGGTGTAGGCAGTGTTCGGTGTGGATTTATTATTGATGGTAAGTTTATTATTGCTCATACATTCCACAATGCAAACACATACAACACGGTTTATATGACTACGGCTACATTGCCTGTTAGATATGAAATAACCAACACATCTGCAACTGCATCAGCTTCTAGTCTAAAGCAGATATGTTCTTCTGTGCTATCTGAAGGTGGATACGAACAAGTTGCAGCAGATAGTATTATTAGACGTACTACGGCACTAAGTTCAATATCTACAACTTTTTTACCTGTACTATCTCTACGTATTGCAAGTGACGCTTTAGGATCAGTCATTCTTCCTAATCGTATTGCAGTTGTTCCTGCATCTTCAGATACATTTGAAGTAGCCCTCATTAAGAATGCAACTTTAACTGGGGCTTCATATAATACAACAGACTTCTTGCATGTAGATTATGACATTACTGCATCTGCACTTACGGGTGGCACGATTGTGCAAGCAGATTTTGTTGTGTCTACCAATCAAAGTTCTGGTAATCTAACTGCCCCTACAGGGTATAACTTTGATTTACAACTAGGTGTAAGTATTGCAGGTGTAAGTGATGTATATACATTGGCAATAAGAACTATGTCAGGTTCCGGTGGATCTGTATATGGATCTATGTCTTTTTATGATTTAACATAATGCAAAAAGTAGCTCCTAAAAATAGAACCATACCTGCTATATTAGGTACGTCCAATGCAGATATTTATACTGTACCTAATGGGTACAAAGTAAAAATAACAAGCATGTGGATTAATAACATGGTAGCTGCATCAAGAACTTTTTCTCTTGATTGGTATGAAGACGCTACATCAACATGGCATACATTAGCTGAAGCTGTAGAATTAACTGGGAATAGTTTGCTACAAGTTGAAAATGCTATATACCTTCAAGCAGGGGATAAGCTGAGAGGATTGGCTAGTGCAGCTAGTTCTATATCAATCAGCGTTTTTGTCGAGGAATACTTTTCACCTGTACAATTCTAATGGGACGCACTAACGAAAAACTTTGGGAAAAAGCTAAGGCACAAGCTAAGGCTAAGATGGGCGGTAAACACTCAGCAAGAGCTATTCAGTTAGCAGGAAAGATCTACAAAGATAAAGGTGGTGGATACACAGGTGAAAAGACTAAGGCACAGAAAAGTCTTAGTAAGTGGACAAAGCAAGAGTGGGGTACAAAGTCAGGTAAACCCTCTACACAAGGTTCACAGGCTACAGGTGAAAGGTATCTACCTAAGAAGGCTATAGAGGCTCTATCACCCGTAGAATATGCAGCTACCTCTAAAGCTAAACGTGAAGGAACAAAGCAAGGAAAGCAGTTTGTGAGCCAACCTAAGGCTATTGCAAAGAAGGTTCGACCTTACAGGGACTAATAACATGGCAAGACAATTAACTGAACAACAACAAAAGTTTCTTGATGTCTTATTTGATGAGGCAGGTGGGGATGTTAATCGTGCTAAAGTATTAGCAGGATATTCACCTACATACTATACTCGTGATATTATTAAGGGTCTTAAAGAAGAGATCTTAGAAGCTACACAGATTTTTATGGCACGTAATGCCCCACGTGCAGCTATGTCACTTGTAGATGGTATGGTAGACCCTACAGAGTTAGGCATTAGAGATAAACTAAGTGCAGCTAAAGACTTACTAGACCGTGTAGGTTTAGCTAAGACAGAAAAGATGCAGATTGAAACAAATAACGGATTGATGATTCTGCCTCCTAAAGATAGTAATTCTCAAGATGATGAATAGCTATGGCAAACGATGTACTACCATTGAGAAAGGCTGCAGGTAAGTGGTTATTGCCTCAACCTAAAGATGCAGCCATAACAGGAGAGTATGTACCTATACCTATGACAGTGAAACTTGTAAAGCCACCATTTGGATACAAGTTTTCTGAAGAGTCTAAGATGCTCTTAATACCTATACCCCATGAATTAGAAGCATTAGAGAAAGCTAAGAAATATCTAAAGCAATATCCATCTCGTAATGTAGCTGCATGGTTAACTAAAGTTACAGGTAGGTATATAAGTCATGTAGGTTTACTATATCGTGTAAAGAATGAGCGACAAAGAAAAGCCAAAATTAGCTTACTTAGGTCATGGGCCAGAAGGTACAAAGAAGCCCTTGAGCTTGCGGAAAAGTACGAAGACAAGAAAGGTACAAAAATCTACAACCAAGCCAAAAAGATCGTTGAAAGTGCCAGACATCTCGATCCAGAATACAAATCAGGAGGAGATACAGAGACAAGAAGTACTCATACAGAAAGTACAACAGGATAATAATGTAGTATTTAAACCTAACCTAGGCCCACAGTCTTTCTTTTTAGCTGCAAGTGAACGTGAAGTATTGTATGGTGGGGCT